TAATACTCACCTTCATTAGTAGTTACAGCAATTGCATATACACATACAGGTTTACCTCTATCACCAGTTATTAATGGCTTATGAGTTATGTGTTGTTTAGTGCCTAGCTCATAATCAAACAAATCATTTTCATAAACAACTTCCGCACATAAAGTTTTTATTAATCCGCTATTGTGCAAGACCTTAATAATTCCTTCGACCATAGGAATGTACTGAACTGATTGTCCATACTGAACTGCTGCTGCTTCTTTGCCATCCAAGTACAAACCATCTTGTGCTGCCTTCATAAAGGTTTGCATCAAGCTTGTTTTGTCTGCTTGTAGCAACTTTGGATTTTTATTTAACGTCAATTTTGCAACGCTAATAAATTTATTTACATCCATTTGCCTTGGCAAAGCTTCAGTAAATTTGTCTGCCATTTTTTCTAGTGTTCCCTGCATGGCTACAAGTGGTGAGATGGATTGTGTCATTAGCTAAGTCCTTTAGGTGAATTGAAACGGAACATTCTGTATCCTTTGCGTGGATTCTGGTATGTGCCAACCATGTCTTGAGTTATCAGTTTGCCTTTATTTGGTTTAGACATACCGCAACTGATTGTTCCATTTACGGAAATAATCTTTGATGCATTTTGACTTGAATCTAAGATTTGTGCTTTGATTGCATCTCTTGTTTTGCTTAATAAAACATATTCTTTATTGACTATGTTGTATTCATTAATCAACTGATCCATATCTGCATTAGCATTTAAAATTAAACTGGCATCTGCCTGATTACATAAATTTTTCATTATGTATTGTGCGTCTTTGGTGTAGTCAGGGTTTGGTTCTGTACCAGATTGTATTTTCTCCCAAAAATTTTTAACTTTTTCTGTTAAAAGTTTGCCAATTTCTGGATCTCTTTTACTTTTAACTACCTTCATGGTGTTACCACCAACAAGTGCAACTATGTAACCAACGTTGTAACCAGTAATTTCAAGTTGATGTTGCAATTGCAAAGCAATATGTTCTGGTGGTTCAATGTTGTCTTCGTCATGTTCAATCCAGTTCTTGCGATATGCCAATGCATCAACATTTTTTATCTCAAGAATCATAGGTTCTTCTTCACTTACAATTTTGTAATCGAAGGATGATCCCATGCGTGTATCTGGATTACGCATATAAACATCAAACTGCTCAACTTTAAATTTGTTGCGGTCTGCAAATTCTAAAGCAATAGAATCTTCCAATCGTCTGCCCCACGCCATGCGTTCGTTGTCATCAATGTTGACTACCACCTTATCTTTTTTCTGGTGGTACAGTTCAAACTCAGTCTGGTATGGGTTGAGATTAAACAATGCTGATACCTCAGTAGAGGTGACATCAAGCAATCTATTTTCTAGCCATGATTGCTTGTCTGTAATTGGGTACGATTTTGTGGTCATTACTTTGTTTCCTTTTGAAATTGAATAAATTCTTTATTAGGAACTACGACTGATTCCCATTTAGCTACGGTTTCATATCTGTAACCATAACGGTCTGCAAGTGGGGAAGAAGAAGTTACCTCCTCCTCCCATGTGCCACTAAATTTGCGTTGTCTAATGTTATTTCTATCAAAAACCTTGCGGTCTATCTCAGATCTAACCTCTCGCAATATCTCGTAAAGAGAATACTCGTCATTGGTGTAGACGGTGATGGTATGTTTTCTCATTGGTAAGTAACCTCACCTTTGTTATCAACTTTTACGGCATAATCAATTTCTGAAGGACGCAAAATAGTATCAACTTTTTCTGCTTCAATAAATGTATCGCCTTCATTGATGTGCTGACGAATTAAAGCTTTTGCCTGATCTTGATCTTTAGCATCAATACGGTAATAATCAACGTGAGTTTGAGTAACTCGTACTTCGTATGTGGTCATTGGTCTGGATAAGATTTGTATAAAGGGTGGTTTTGTAGCTCGCATTCAAGGGCTAATTCTTCATCCCACATTTCTGGAGTGTGGTCACGATAAGGAAGGCTGGACAAATAGTCCAACCTTTTTAGTTTCTGGGTATCTGTCATTAACTAACTACCTCCAAGTCTTCAATCTTTTTAAGAGATGGGCAACCTGCGAATTCACGATAAAACCGACCTTCTTTATAGTCTTCTGACTCTTTATCTTGTTTGTCGCAATCAACTAGAGTCATGCCATCAAATGCCCAGTTTTCGCAATCTTCAATGTCGAAGATAGTTACTGGTATAACTTGCCAGCCTTTAAGTCCGAAGTCACGCTTGGCTTTTCTTACGCATCTGGTAGCGTGTACAATGTTTGGATCGTAGCCAATAGACCATGTGTATTTACCGTGGTCTATAAAACAAAAAGCAATTACTTGTCTGTCTTGTTTTTTGTACTCAACTTTTTTAGTTGATTTTTTTAATTTTGTTGTCATTTGATTTTGTAAATAAAAAATTTGTAAGGGATCAAATTGAACATTTATTGTTCATTAACTAGTGTATCACATAATGCAACACCTGTCAAATTATTTAAATTGTGGACCATTCATCCATGCAACAAGACTGTAACGAACGCCTGACTTTACTGGCTTTACACGATGGACTACCCATGATGGAAAAATTATTGATGTACCAGTTTTTGTTGGCATTACCTCATATTTATAATTAGATGAATTATAAAATTCAAATTCTCCTCCAGTAAAATTATCATTTAACAACAAAGACATTGATAATTTTCTTGGTAATTTTTGATGTGGCGGTAATTGATCTATATGATATCCATACTCTTGACCTACTTCATATTTAGTTACTTGTATTCCAGAATCAAAATGGTCTAAATCGTAATTAAAATAATCGTTATTAGCACTTATAAAAATATTATGCATAATCCCTGCTATCCAGTGATCCCAACATAACCAACATTGTTCGGAACTTCTGACTTTGGCAATTTCACCTGTTAAATCAGCAGAATCAGCACCATTCACAAGGCTTTTTGCATAAGATAAACTTTTGCATTCCTCAAGCATGGCTTTTAACATTGCCTGTGGAATTTTTGGGTCAACCGTATAAATTATATTATTTGCAAAATAACTCATTAGTCGAAGGCATCGTTTTTCTTTAATACTTCCACCTCAGATTCGCATCTGGGGCAAGATAAATTAGTCATCACCGAAAACTCAGGATATCCACTCATGCCCTCTTCAATGTCTATATCAGAACCCCATATAAGGTCAGAGTCGCACCAGTAACAGTTCATAATCCTACTCGTATAGTTGAGCTAGAGCCAGTATTTATATACAAAGTATTTGATGTATTTGGAATAAATCTTGTAGTCGTTTGATTTTGATTTTCTAAACCAGTACTTTCAATTCCTTTTGCATACCCTGCCTGATAACCTTGGTCATATGCGTGTTGGCTGCCTTCTGTAAAGCCTTTTTGATAGTTTGCTTGTAATGCCTGATCAATCTGTTGTTGCGTTGGTTGAGGACGTTCTGACAATGTAACGTGCAATCCATCTTTTTTAATTGCATTTATAAATTTATGTGCAGCTACTATCGCTTCATTTTCATTTGGATTGTTTGCTGCCAATGCATACAATTTTTGTAATTTTTCTAATTTTTTTTGATTCATTCTCTACCAAAAATAATTTCGTACGGTGTAATATTTAAATTTAATTCCCATGCTTTTTCTAATACTTTTTTTTGTATTCCAGTAGGGATAGTTCCGTGTTTTTTCCATTTGCTTACAGATCCTGCATCCCTTCCAACCTGACGAGCCAATTCACGGACACCGCCAAATTCAGCTATGCATAATTCGTAAGGAGTTTTAGTTTGTTCCATAGTTCTATATTGTCATAAATGCAACGTTAATGCAATAAAAAAAGGAGGGTTGTTACACCCTCTCTTGTTGTTCCACACCGTTTATAAATCTTTTAATGCGTAGTCAAGGCATTTTATAATGTCCTCTCTACTTGGCGTAAAACCTGTATTAAGTTGTTTGAAATCCATTAAATTTGAGTAAAGAGAATAAGTTAAATTTTCAATTTGCTCCTCGTTTAGTTTTGGATTGTCTCTTTGACGCTCATATTCAAGTTGTTCGTCAATTTCTTCATTGGCTCTTTGTTCTTTTGCATCTGATGTGTTCATTAGTTTGCACCTCCAAGGATAGATTCGATTTTGTTTCTACACTCTTTTGCTTGGTCTTCAGTAATTTGTGTAGCAAATGAAGCAGCCATGTCTTCACATTCTTTTTGTAGTGCTTCATCTTTTGTAGTTAAAGCTAATACTAATGCTTGATAGTATGCTTGCTGTGGATTCTGTATGGTCATAATTTTTATCCGTATACAAGTGAGTCATAGGTCATAATCTGCAATATTGAATCTGCTATTCCAGCATCAATAAGACCAAGGTCGTTAGTTGCAAAGGCTTCAAATATTTGACAGCAATCATGTTTATTTAATTTAGTTTTACCAGAAATAATTTTTTCTATGGTGGTTAAAACATCTTGAACTTTAAATAAATGTGTGTCATCTTCCATATCTTCTACTGTTATAGGACTATCAAGAGTTAATTCTTTTAGCCATATACAACAGCCTTCACATTCATAATCTTGACCTGACTTGATGTATGTAACACCTTCTTCGTCTTCCTCTACTTTTATATTGCCTATGGTTACATCTGTAGCCCAATAAGTTGAGCCTTGACCCATAGTGCAAAATAAATCTTTTAAGTCTTGCAAGCTAATGTCAAATTGATAGTTGACGTTGCAAGTGAATTTTGGCTCAGTACTTGTAGTCATTTAAAATTCCTCTCTGTGTAATGAATCTTGTAATTCTTCTAATTGTGATTGTGGAAGAAAAGTTGTGAATTTGATAATTAATTGTGATGGAGTTAGTTTTAAATCTTCTAACTGTTCGATTAATTCAATTCGCAAATCTGATGTTTGGCGTGTTTGTTCGTACATGATTGTTTTAGTTAATTTAAAAATTAGTTAGTGAATAAGTTGTAATTAGTCAATGTAACCTGTATAGTATTCAACTATTTCAGCACTCTCTCTTTGACCTGACTTGATAGCTCTTTTGCCTAATGTGCAATCAGTACCAGAAGCCATAAATAAATCAATAAAATGTTTTCTAAGTACTGGTTTAATGTCTCTGTAGTCAACCCCAAGAGAAAGACTAGAAAAAACTATTAAAGCTCTTTTTGCTTCTGCTTTAGTGCGGTTTTGTATTCTGTGAAAAGTACCAGTATGGCAATCTTTCCAAGTGTTAAACTCGTCTGTGATTTCTTCTGTAGTTGTCCATTCTGTCGTGTAAGTCATTGTGTTGTTAATTTGAAATTAGTAAGTGACGGACTGCTCGACTAGCAATCTATATATAAGTGTTGCATATAATCCATCAGATGTCAACTAATTAATTACAAACATTGCATATTTATTTATTTTTTCTTATATTTTAATTAATTTATTATTCCTAAATGACAGCAATAACTCAATTAACTAGAGAATACATTGCTGTTAATTCTGAAGGTTACCGTATCGGCACTAGCCACCATAATTGCAAAATTTCTGATCAAACTATTGATGCTATCAGGGATTTAAACGAAGAAGGTTTAGGTTACGGTACTCTTAGTACTATTTTTAACTTACCCAGAGGTACAATTGCCAAAATCTGCAAATACCAAATCAGGGGGCAAACTCCAGACCGTTACAAAACAATCTACAAAACTAGGACGGCCTACAGAGAAAGTTGATCCTATTGAAGCTGCAAGAATTTGTGAGTGGATTGCTCATGGTAAAACTTTACGAGAATATTGCCGTAAAAAAGGTAGCGTTCAATGGAGAACTATTTATAAATGGTTAGATAAAGATGAAGAGTTTCGTTCAGCCTTCGCACGGGCGAGGGATACAGGGTGCGAGATCCTTTTTGAAGAATGTTTAGAGCTAATTGATACTCCACCAGTTATGTGCGGTTCTGAGGGCAACGAGAGGATTGATCCAGCGTTCATAAACTGGCAGAGGAATAGAGTCGAAACTCGTTTTAAAATGCTTTCTAAATTTAATCCAAAGCGGTTCGGAGACAAGTTAGGTGTTGATGCACAAGGAGATATTAATTTAACTATCAGTACTGGTTTACCGCAGGGATGAACATAAGCCTTAATTACACCCCTAGAGCGTGGCAGAATGCTTGTCATTTAAAGAAACAAAGGTTCTCTGTGTATGCACTTCACAGACGCTCTGGCAAGACAGAACTTGCGATTATGGAGCTAATAGATAAAGCGATTAAAACAGATAAAGAGCTAGGTATGTTTGTATATATTGCCCCGTTTTTAAGGCAGGCAAAAGCTATTGCATGGCAAAGATTAAAGAGCAAACTTGAACCATTGCGTAGGCAATCTGTAATCGAGATAAACGAAGGAGAACTATCTGTAAGGTTTAAACATAATGGAGCAATCATTAGACTCTTTGGGGGCGATAATCCAGATGCACTTCGAGGAATGCGACTCGATGGTTGTGTGATAGATGAGGTAGCTCAGATTAAGAACGAATTATGGTCAGATATTGTTCAACCTGCGTTAAGCGACCGTTTGGGATGGTCATTGTTTATAGGCACTCCACAAGGTATTAATTTGTTTTCTGAGTTGTATTACAAAGCTATAGAGGAGGACGGATGGGTAGCAGCGAGATATACAGTATTCGATACTGATTCGCTACATCCCAATGAGGTAACTCGTCTTAAACGTGATATGAGTGAGACTTCCTTTGCTCGTGAGTATTTATGCGACTTTTCAGCACAAGGTGATGATCAACTTATTGCATTGGCAGATACCGAAGATGCAGCTAAACGTGTATACCAACAAGATCATGTAGACATGTCACCAGTAGTGCTAGGAATCGACCCTGCAAGGTTTGGGGATGACAGATCAGTAGTATTTCGTAGGCAAGGTAGACAGGCATTCAAGCCAGTTGTATATCGTGGTATAGACAATATGGATCTAGCAGCCAGAGTAGCCAACTTAATAGAACAATATGACCCAGATGCTGTGTTTTGTGATGCTGGTGCAGGTAGTGGTGTAATCGACAGACTAAGGCAGCTATCGTATGACGTAATTGAGATACCATTTGGTGGCAAGGCAACAAAACCAGAGCAATACCTTAACCGTAGAAGTGAGATGTGGTGGTTAATGAAACAATGGATAGAGGAAGGTGGTGCAATACCAAACGATATAGCGTTGAAACAAGAACTAGCAACACCGATTTATTGGTATGACAACGTTGGTAGACGTGTATTAGAGAGTAAGGATCAGATAAAAAAGAGATTGCAAGGAGCAGGGTCACCAGACCTAGCCGATGCATTAGCATTAACCTTTGCATTGCCAGTAGCTAAGAAAGAAATGGAGGATATATACATTAAAAGACGTAAAGCTACCACAAAGAAAAAGGATTATGACCCATACACTAGAATCTAACTTTGTTCGTATAGCAGATGGTTTAGATGTAGAACCATTGCTTGAATTGTTAAATGCAAAACCTGAGTTATGGAAAGAAATAGAAACACGACAAAAGTTTACTGGATCACCACATAAAGATACGGAGTCGATATACGTTAGAGGGCCACTAAGGATGAGCCAATACTACGTTTTATGGGATACAGGATCATATGATTACCCATGTATGGAATATTTAAAACCTGCACTAGTACCATTGATGCGACCAATACTAGAAAAGTTAGAAGTAAAAGACATGGGAAGAGTACTTATAGTAAATTTAAAACCTAGTGGTCACGTAACCAAACATATAGATCAGGGAACATATGCAGATCATTATTCTAGATTTCATATTGTCTTACAAAGTAATCAATGGTGTACGCAAACATGCGGTGATCAGGAACAAAAGTTCAATGTAGGCGATGTTTGGTGGTTTAACCATAGAAAATTACACACAGCACACAATGTTGGCATGACTGACAGACTGCATATAATATTTGATTGTGTAACGAATTATCTCTTATGACTAGTGTGACCGTAACTAAGGAATCTACCTGTAGTCTTGACGGAAGTAGAGTACCTAAAACAGAAATTAGACTCTGCACGTTAGATGAATTTAAAGTTTTAGCAGATCCATTGTTTGAAGAGCATTACCAAGAGATTGCTCGCAACAAACAAATAATGAAGTTAAAACCAAACTGGCCGATGTACGAAACAGTAGATCGCAACGGTTGCTTATTTATTTATTTAGCGATGCAAGGCGATGTATGTATTGGTTATTCTATGAATATCATGATGAATCACTTGCATTATGCCGATCTAAAGTACTGCCAAAATGACGTTTTGTTTATCAAAAAAGAATTTAGGGGTGGACGATTAGGTTTGCGTTTAATAAAAGTTACTGAAGAGCACAGTAAAGCAAACGGTTGCACCATGATGGTATGGCATGCTAAAGAAAACACTGCTTTGTGTAAATTGCTTCCTAAATTAAAGTATGGTGTACAAGAAATTATGTATTCTAAGGAGATCTAAAGATGGTATTTTCGGCAGCAGCAGTTGTTGCAAGTGTAGCAACGGTTAGTAATGTAATTAGTGCTAACAAAGCTAGAAGTAGAGCAGCAAAACAACAACAACAAGCGTTAGATTTACAAAGACAAGCTAATGCTGATGCAAGAGCAAATCAAAAAGCAGCTTTGGCACAATCGCAACAAGCCCAAGCCCAAGCCAATAAAAAGAGTCCAAATGTAGCAGGCATGGCTGGTTCTTTAGGTGCAAGGCAAGGGGCAGGTGCAAGTGGAACAATGTTAACAGGACAATATGGTGTTAATCCAAATGATTTAAACCTTGGTGGTAATACATTATTAGGCGGTTAACCAATGAAAACAAAACGTGCTGATTTGTTATCAAGATGGGGTCATCTAAGAACAGAACGAGCTACATGGTGGTCACATTGGCAAGAGATTACAACATATTTATTACCAAGAAACGGACGTTATTTTCAACAAGATAGAAATAAAGGACATAGAAGGCATAACAGTATTTATGACAACACAGGTACAAGAGCGTTAAGAACGTTAGGTGCAGGTATGATGGCAGGTGCAACATCCCCTGCAAGACCTTGGTTTAGACTTGCTACGGCTGATCCAGAATTAAATAGTTTTACTCCTGTTAAGTTGTGGTTAAATGACGTAACAGAAAGAATGCAAATAATATTTCAAAAATCTAATACATATAGAGCATTGCATGGAATATATGAAGAGTTAGGAGCGTTTGGCACTGCGGGATCTATTATTTTGCCTGATCCTAAAACAGCAATACATCATTACCCTGTAACTTGTGGAGAATATGCAATAGCACAGGATTATCAAGGTAGAGTTAATACTTTGTATAGAGAATTTCAAAAAACAGTAGGTGAAATCGTACGAGAATTTGGTTATAACAAGTGTTCTATTTCTACAAAAAATTTATATGACAGAGGTAACTTAGATGCGTACATAACAATAGTACATGCAATAGAACCAAGAGATGATAGAGATAGAAATTTTAAGAAAAAAGACAATATGAACATGGCATATAAGTCTTGTTACTTTGAAATGGGAGGAGAAGGTGAGCAAGTATTAAGAGAAAGTGGATATAAAAATTTCCCTGCTGTAATACCTAGATGGAACATAGCTGGCGGTGATATATATGGTAATTCACCGGGTATGGAAGCGTTAGGAGACATAAAACAACTGCAACATGAGCAGTTACGCAAGGCACAAGGTATTGATTATCAAACAAAACCACCGTTACAAGTGCCTAGCTACATGAAAAATAGAGATGTGGACAGTTTACCGGGTGGAGTAACCTTTATTGACGGTCAACAAGGCAAGATAGAAACAGCATTTAACGTAAATTTAAACTTAAATCATTTATTACAAGACATACAGGATGTGCGTGGTCGCATAAACGGTAGTTTTTATGCTGATTTATTTCTTATGTTGGCTAATGCAACTGATACACGCATGACTGCGACAGAAGTAGCAGAACGTCATGAAGAAAAATTATTAATGTTAGGACCAGTGTTGGAAAGATTGCATAACGAGTTGTTAGATCCGTTAATTGATAATACATTTAACCGTATGGTAGAGAGTGGTTTAATACCTCCAGCACCAGAAGAGTTGCAAGGGATGGAATTAAGCGTAGAATTTGTATCTATGTTGGCTCAAGCACAACGTGCTATTGGTACAAACAGCATTGACAGGTACGTTAATAGCATGGGTGCAGTGGCACAAATGAAACCAGATGTGTTAGATAAATTTGACAGCGATGCTTGGGCAGATGGTTATGCAGACATGTTAGGTATTGATCCACAGTTAATAGTGGCAGGGGAACAAGTAGCAAGAATACGACAAGAAAGAGCACAGGCACAACAAGCTATGGCACAACAAGAACGAGAAAAACAGGCTGTAGAAAACGCAGTCAAACTTAATAACTCTAAAACTGGCGATCCATCTATGATGGATATGTTAAACCAGTTTAGCGGTTACAATTCACCATCACCATTGGAGGTTTAAAATGTTTGGTAAAAAAAAGAAAAAAGAAAAGGCTATTACCAATATGCAAAGAAATAAAATAACCTTAATAAAAACAAAAATGGAAGCGGGTATGGCAACAGAAAAAGATAAGGAAGAATTGGATAAATTAAAAAAACTTTACCCATCAATGTTTTAAATTATGGCAAGAAAAAATGCTGGCCTTTGGGCAAACATTCACGCAAAACGTAAAAGAATTAAAGCTGGTTCTGGTGAACGTATGCGTAAACCGGGCGAAAAAGGAGCACCAACAGCTAAAGCATTGAGAGACAGTCAAAGTAAGAAAAAGAAAAAGGCGTAGAGGTGTGACCGTAACACGGTTATTGATAGATATATTAGATCATGAGTGAATACAATCCTCTCGACTTAAAAGGTCAACAAAAATCTAAAGACAATAAAAAGTC